TGATGGTTGTAATTATATTTGGACGGCAAATGCTGCTGATATTTGTATAACTATGGTATCAACAGCTACAGGGTTTATCGGTCCTAATATATATGCAATGCTAACCGATAATGCAGCTAATATTACAGCAGCATTTACTGGGGCAGCAATGCAGTTTATGAAACCTATTAAAATTTGCAATTTGGCCGGTGAAAGTTCGATGGAAACAACAATTACTGAAACAACGAATGCTTAGTANTATGTAATTTATNTCAGNGGGNCTGTNNATNNCAGGCCCCCTATATTAAACAGGAGGTTTTTTATGGCAACAGACAGTTTGGAGTTCTTCGGTAAGGTTGACAAAGACAAAGATGGCAATGTAGGCTCCCCATTTCCTGCATGGTATTTTGAGAGCAAGATAGATACCATGAAAGAGACTATACAGCAAAGGGAACGAGCATTGGAACGTGGAGATATACCGCCGGATTATATCTACCAGACAAGGGAAGATTTAAAACGTGACAGGGAGCGGTTGGACAGTATTGAATCATCTAAACCAAAGTTAAATGATTCTCAGTCTGATTCACTTGGTAAGGCATACAAGAACCTGTCAGAAGGTATCAGCGAATCCATGTTTACCCGTGACGATATGCAAAGAGGTTTTGCCGATGCGCATGAGGAAGCACGCAGGATGGTAAAGCCTTGCATTAAGGTTGACCCTGAACTTGCAAGGAAATGCGGGATAGATACAAAGGATGGCATGGTTAGCCGTAACGATGCGTCAGTTATCTTAAAGATTGTCGGTAAGTCGTTAGGTGAGGAAACCAATGTAGAACGACTCAGGAGAATTAAGTAATTGGATGGGTACACCTTACTTAGAGAGCTTAGAGTCTTATTGGGTGAGCCGTCAAACGGGTCATTCTTGGATGACAGGACTTCATATGATTGTCTGTATGAGGCGGCAAGAGAGTTATGTCAGAGAACAAGAGCGCTAACTGCAACTCAAACGATAACCACAGTTGCCGAGCAGACGACTTACAATCTCAATCCTGATTTCCTGTCGTTATATCTTACTGATGATGAGAATGATTATATCATAAAATATAATGACGGCTCATCCAATACATTTCTAAGGCATAGGGCTTATGACGCTATAATACTTGGCGATAATACTACATCTCAATCCGTCCCTGATCAGTTTACACTTGTAGACGCATCCGGCATATCTCAATTAACAGGCACAGCAACATCTACGGCAGCGGCATCTAATGGCGAGGCGACATTAACCGATACGGCAGCATCGTTCACCAATGTAGCCGCCGGTGATTATGTCCATAACTTAACTGATGGCAGTCATGGCGTAGTGGTATCAAAGACCTCTTCAACAGTCCTTGTGTGTGCATTATTCGATGGTACAAACAACGATTGGACATCGGCGGATTCGTATATCATCACATTTAATGGCAGGTTTGCTTTACTCCTTGACCCTCCTCCATCTACTGCAAGCCATACGATTACGGTACAATATATTCAAATGCCGACACCTGTATATTCACCTTACAAGGCGTACAGGTTCGCTCCTGATTACAAGGAAGCACTTGTCTACTATGCGGCATTTAAGTATAAGTACCGTGATCGTGAGCCTGATTTCGGCGATAGGTTATGGAAACATTTTGATGCAAGAGTTCGAGGTATTACCAGAGATACCAGACAGGCAAAAGTTCAAGGTGGATACAGGGTAAACTTTATTAAGCCTGCAAACCGTTCAGGAACGAGGAGATAATGTTGTGGCAGATAAAGAACGTAATCCCGTTCCCATACCATTAACCGGCAGATGGCGGACGAGTGTAGACGGCACGCAGCTATCTGAAGGCGATTTTCAGGTACTCACCAATATGCGTTATACCAATGCAGGCATAAGGTCTGTATCCGGTATGACGAAGATCAATACCACAGTTACTGCACTTAACTCATACCTATTATTCCGTGCAGGTCATCATTTCACAAAAGATGAGCCTACTGAATCCCATGTACTGATTCAGGCATGGGATAGCGGGGAGACGGCATCTAAAATATACCGTAACGATACAGCTATTCCATCTCAGGGCAACTTCAATTCTACGGCATTATATACAGAAAGCACAGGCGCAGGTATAGGTACATTTTCCAATGCTCCCGATGGATGCGTAGCCTATTGTAACGGCAAGGAGTCTTTAATCTGGGGTGGCGATGAATACCGTTGCGGGGCGTTCTTTAACTTTAATCCCGATAACTCGTTTGTATATAATTATTCCGAGGCGGTAAGTAATACGCTGCAATCTACAGGTAATACGGCATTACTTAAAAGAGTGTCGGCGACACTTGATAGCAATACCATGCTGCTGCTTCATTTCGATGGCAATTTCACGGATTCATCTCCCACTACTCCACATACGATAACCGGTAATGGCAGTATTGCCACAGATACAGGAACTAAGAAGTTTGGGACAGCTTCATGTAAATTCGCAACCGGGGGAGGACAATATTTAACTATACCAGATGATGTAGACTTTGTTTTGTCCGATGGTACATGGGCAATAGATATGTGGGTTTATTTTAGTGATGTTGGTACAACGCAAACCTTGTATTATCAACAAACAGACATCAATAATTGTATGGCCGTATACCTTACAGGAGGGGCTTTAGGTAATATAAGAATGGAGATAGTGGCCGCCACTGTTGTCGTTGTTGAGGTATATACGGCATATGAAATAACAATAAATCAATGGTATCATATTGAAGTTGTAGAAAATGGCGATAATTTTTATATATTTATAGATGGAATTCAGAGAGCATATACAAGTGATACAAGTAGAGCGGTTGATTATACCGGCTTAATCTATATAGGCAGAAACCCTAATCAGACAATTTATGACTTAGGTGTCACATCTAATGCCTGGCTTGATGAATTCCGTGTATCCAACAACGCACGACACACGGCAAACTTTCTGCCTCCACAGGGTGCATATGGTAATAATACCATTACGTATGTCTATATCGGCTCTACGAGGCCATTAGCAGGCATAAAGTTCTATATTAAAACCGCCAATGCCACAGCATCACCAGACGCCACAGTATCTTACTGGGATGGCACATCATGGACTACGGCAGGTAGTATTACAGATGGTACGGTATCATCTGGTAAGGCACTTGCAGTAACAGGTAGTCTGGCATTTACTTCAACGGTATCCACCGCAAAGCCTAAAATACTTTATAATATCGCCGCCTACTGGTATCTCGTAGCATGGACAAGTATAGACCAGAATGCGGAGATTTATTATACTACCCTTGACACCCCCATGCAGCCGATTGTAGATATATGGGATGGAATAAAAAGGCAGGCTTACGCCTTCTTTAAATATGTCGGTACTACTTATACAGACCATATCTTTAACATTATCGGGGATACATATATTGATGCTGATACGACTACGTATGTCGAGTTAGACTCTCTTGCGACATCGAGTTATGTATTAGCAGGATTCGCAGAGCCGATGATGGGGGTTCAATTACATCTTGTCCCTGGTCATGTGAACACTACCGCTAATACACTTGTTACGGTTTCGTATTGGAGCGGTTCGGCATGGGTATCAGTCGGCACAGTGGATGATGGCACAAAAGGTACATCTCAGAGCTTAAACAAAAGTGGCAATATTACATGGCAGGCTATTGCGAAGGGTACAGAGCAGACTACGACTATATCCACAAACGATACACCGCTGTACTACTATAAATTAGCTTTTAGTCAGGCATTATCGGCAGATGTGCAACTTTATTATGTCGGCGGCATACCGGCACAAAAACAAATATCTAATTATAAATTCCCGGTATCGTTTCACAACAGACTTTGGCTTTGTTCAGACCAGTCAGGGCAGAGAAATAAAATTACTCCATCAGGAACAAGTACCGTCAGTGTATTTAACGGTTCGGATACAGCAGATTTTTTCTTGGGTGACAACACGGATATTATTGCCGGTGGATCGCTTTATACAAGGTTCGGTTCATCGTTATACGAAAACCTGATATTGTGTAAGGAACAGGAAACATGGCTAATTGACGGCACATCCTTAAACACTTATGCACTGTATAAGATTTCAGACCAGTACGGTTGCGTGGCAAAGGATACGTTTAAGATCTGCAACATTGGCTTTGAGATTGCTCAGGGGATAAACAAACACGTGGCTATCTGGCAGGCCGCAGGAGCTATTGTTATATTCGATGGTTCAAGTGTTATGCCGATACATGTCGATATTGAAAACGTATTTGACCCTACGAGTTCAACCACAATAAACACGGCAAAGATACATAAATCAACAGCTTTCTATGATGAGGCAAAACGTGAGTATCATTGGTTATGGGCAAGTGGCAGCAATACAACGCTTAATAAGGAATATGTCTTTGACCTTATGCGTCGTAAATGGTTCGAGATTGACAGAAGTACGGGTGAATATCTTCAATTAGGTATCCCTGTCACAGATAGTAACGGTTACAAATACGTGTACGGCGCAATAGATACCGGATACTTGGAACGCTTAGAATATGGCACTACATTTGACGGCAATAATATCGTGTCGCAATTCCAGACACCTGACATACCTTTAGGCGGATGGAATAATGAGACCATGCTAAGAATTGTACGAATGATTGCTAAATCTAAGGCTACGACTGTAAATAGTATAGCAATGACACATTACGGCGATATGGCAAACACAGGTACGTCCATTGGGAGCTTTTCCGTTACTGATACAACTCATCGGGTGGTAAACAATATGAAGTCTATCAATACCGGCCCGCATACGTTCCATAGCTTCGCTTGCAGTATGACGACAAGTAATGAGAATGTAGGGTTTGAACCTATTGGGTTAGAGGTGTTTTGGAAACACGTCAGAGAGAAGATATTATAAGGAGGCATTATGGCAAACATAGCTGTGGATCCCTATTACTATTCAAGCAGAATGAGGGAATTGTCAGGTCAGAAGGAGCTTACTACAGGTAGAGGGTTAACTCAGCCTGAACTGGAAGCGATACTCAATGCTGAACTATCTGCAAGGTATACGGCAGAGCAGGGCAGGCGGCAGCAGAAGATGCAGGAGCGAGCATTAGACATACAGGAGCAGTCTGCTGAGGATCAGGCGGAAGCGGCTAAATTAAGCGGATATGCGCAGTTGGGCGTAGCAGGTGCATATGTGGGAAGTAAGGTTCCAGCGATAGCTGACTATGGCAAGAAAGCAGTTAATTGGGTAACGGGTGCAACACCGGCAGTTACCGCAACGGAAATGGCGGCAACTAAGGGAGCATTGGCAAGCACGGCGGCAATAGACCCTGCTACAGGTCTTATGACCACTGGTTATGGCGGCATGACTGGCCCCGCCCCAATTACGGCAGGTGGAGTTGCGTTAACGGGAGCTGCTGGTTATGCAGGCGGCAAAGCCGGAGAATATATCGTTAAGCAGACCCCGATAGAAGAAATAACCCCGTGGGGAGGCAAGAAGACTGAAAGCGTTATGGGAGGCATAGGCGGCGGAGCGGCGGCAGGAGCGGTGGCAGGTTCAATAATTCCAGGAGTTGGTAACGTTGTTGGAGCAGTTATTGGTGGCATTGTCGGTGGATTAAGTTCTCTATTTGGATGGTAGTAAGGAGGAATAATTATGGGAAACTTTGTTGAGGCATTGGGGCGGAGTCAGGCAATAACACAGGCCATTACAGGTATACAAGGGATACAGCAAAATGAGCTTGCTATACAAAATAGTAAAATGCAGCAGGCTATTAACGAACATACATACAAAAAGGCAATGGAAGCAGAAACAGAGGCCAACAGACTTGTTCCTATGGATCAGATATTAAATCAGTTAGAGCCAGAAGTTAAAGATTTCTGGATAAAATCATTACAACCGTATCTTAAAAATGGTGAAAGTGGTGGTCTTTACATACCGATGAAACACAGTGATCAGGTTAAAAATATCGTGCATGATGAAAATTTTAACATGCAAACTGATAAAATAACATTAGATGCTTTAATTAAAAAAGAAAAACTATTGCAGACTCAAAAAGCACAAATGTTACAACCAGATACAGAAGGAAAAGCACAAAAACAAGACAAGGATGCTATGGTAGCAATAGAGCAACAAATAACTGACATTCAGAAACGAAAGACAGAACTTGACCAGGCATTAGATGTATTCGGACGCAGGAAAAAGGAACGTGAAGACTTTACCTTGCAACAGGGAGAAAAAAGGTTCTCCGGTACAGGTACTGAAATTGCTACTGGAGGAGTGAAGCCAACAGAATTGCCATATAAAATAGGCGGGCGACATACATTCACAGGTAAGGATGGTAAATCCTACGAGGGAACATTCAAGGGGCTTACGAATACCAATGAGCCGATTTTTGAGAATGCAACGGAAATAAAAGGTAAGCCTGTGCAAACAGAACTTAATCCTTATCAGAAATTCTCAGCAGGACATCAATTAAGGAATGAAATAAAAGCCAATCCATATATTAAGGATTATCAGGATGTATCGCAGAAATATACAGTCATGCAGAGAGCATTAAAAGAGTCTCAGACAAGCAAGACACTGGTGGCAGTTGATCAGGCATTAATCACGCTCTTTAATAAAATGACAGACCCGACATCCGTAGTAAGAGAAAGCGAATATGCAAGAACACCTGAAGATATGGCTATATATAACAGGATTCAAGGTAAGATAGATAAATTAAGAACTGGCGGCGCAGGCATGACAGCCGATGAGCGTAATGCACTGGTTAGGATGGCGCAAAACTTCATGGAAGTTTATCAAGGCAATTACGACCAGACAATTACAGATTATGAGGAACTTGCAAATCAGTCAGGACTTGACCCTAAAGTTATTGGAATACCATATGAGAGGAAAAATAAACAAATTCAGGTAAAAGATAAATTGAAACAAAAATATGGGTTGGAATAATTATGGCAGAACAAGATTTTCAAAAATGGTATAAAAATTGGTCATCTAAATTAGGTCTTAATCCAAACCCTGATGATCCTCGACATCAATATGATTATCGTGCAGCTTATAAATCAGGCGCAATTCCTAATGAAAGTAATCATTGGCCATCAGAATTTAAAAAGGAAGGACATCCCAATAGGTTTGTGAATAGAATGGATACAATAACGGGTCAGTCAAGTCCAGATACTGCAAAAATAAAACGTAATATTGCAAAAATGATAGATGCTAATGCACCTGAATCAGATATTGATGCTTATGTGAAATCAGAAGGAATAACACCGCAACAATTACGGGATACAACGCAAGGCACACAAGAAACTAAGCCTGATAGTTTGGGCAAGAAAATATATCAGGGTGTCGTCAGTCCGGTGGTGGAAGCAGGTGGAGCTATAGCGGGTGGGATTGTAGGTTCAGGTGTTACCCCTATTGCTGGAACTGTTATCGGTGCAGGTTTAGGTTATGCAGGAGCAAGGAGACTTACTAAAGGCGGTGGAGTAATGTTGGGCTACGAAGAACCTGAAACGCCAACTGAAGCATTAACAGAATTTGCTAAAGATGTTCCTGTGGGGGCGGCTTATGAAATGGGTGGGCAAGTAATAGGTAAAATAGCTCAACCTATTGGTAAAGGTGCTAAATGGTTGGGCAGAAAAGCTGGTGAAACTGTAGGAATATTGGAAAAACCTGCATCTGTCGCAAAAACCGGAATCATGCCTGAACCCTCTAAAAGATTAGCGGGTAAAGTATACGATCAATTCACAGGAGAATCACGGGGGACGGTATTAACACAACCTCAAATTGAACATAATATTAAGGTAGCTAAAGAATTGCAAGGGCGAATACCAGGGCTTAAATTTACTCAAGGGCAATTAACCAATGATGCCTCGGCTATATCGTTAGAGCGTGCATTGGCTAAACATGGTGGGCAGGATTTAACACAGACACAAAGGGAAGTTGCTAACAAAGTATTGCGGAATTATTATGCTTCTAAAGTATCTGGCGCAGGTCAAGCCGGAGAATTTGCCAAACAGGTGAAGGTGACTCAAACTCATTTGGAAACAGCATCTAAAGAGGCAACGGATGCAGTGCAGTCTGAAGTAAATAGGCTATCTCAACACATGGATGAGCAAGTTATGGGGAAGACCATACACGGTACACTGTCAGCAGGTAAGCAGGCTGGTAGAGCTAAGGCTAAGGCATTGTATGATGCCATACCGGATGTGCAGGTAAAATCTGAAAACCTCGTACAGACCATAGATGATATTTACAAGGATTTTGATCCTATCGTAGAAAAAGGCACAAATATTCCAGGGTCTTTACTTAAAGGTCTTAGGAGTAAATTAGTTGTAAAGGAAACAGGTGGAACGATACTGGATGCTACTGGTAAGCCTATGCAGGGCGCAAGGGAGACAATCAAGCCTATCAGCTTTAGCGAATTACGGAAGCTACGTAGTCAGGTTATGGCAGAAGTAAGAACTGCACAAGGTTCTGCAACACCAAATGACCAATATGTCAGGCGGCTAAAAATGCTTCAGGATGGTATTGAAGATACCATAGATACATTATCTCAAAGAACTGATAAGGCTGGTGAATTATACCGGCAAGCATCATCATTTTATAAGGAATATGCGGGGAAATTCAAGCAGGGGACTGTAGCGGATGTATTGGCTAAGGGCAGGCGTGGAGAAGAAACCCGGATTGCTATGGCGAACATAGCAAGTGAGTTTGATTCACTTGATGGTATAGATGCCTTCAGGCGTGCTGTGGGAAACAATCAGACGGCGGCTACTGCCATGAAAGATTATTACAGTATAGATTTACTGAATAAGTCTAAAGACTCTTTAACGGGTGAAGTATCTGCCAAAAGAGCTATGGGGTGGCTTGCAAGAAATACCGGTAAACTGAAGAAATTAGGTATATATGATGAATTTAGCAATGTGGCTAAGATGAAGATAAAGGCTGATCAGAGTGTTAAATATTTAGATACCTACAATAAATCTGTGGCAGGTAAGATACTTAATGCCGACATTAATAATATGATAACTGAGGCTTTCAGTGGCAGTAAAAACTATGCTCAAAGTGCAGCTAAACTTATGGTATTGGCGAAGGGAAATAAAGCGGCTGAAGCTGGTTTAAAGAAGGCATTTGCGGATAATATTATTAAGCAATCAGAGACTACGGCAACGGACTTTTTCCAAATGGGCGGGGAAACTGTATCGGATATAGAATTCACACGATCACTTGCTAAGCTCACAAACCAGATAAGAAAATATGCACCGGCAATGAAGGTCATATATAGAGATGAACCGGAAAAAATTAAAGCATTAATGGATGTCTGGAAGGCTTACAACACGATAGGCAGGACTGCTAAATCACCTATTGGCGGCGGGTCTGATACGGCTGAATTATCTTTTAAAATAATAGATATTTTGGGAGGGGCTGCCCTACCTGGCAAATGGCAGATATTGCAAAAAGCAAGAAGCATAATAGATAGTCATGGTAAACATGGTGCTGAATTATTTTTACGTAGAGCCATGTTTGATCCTGATTATGCAATAGTGTTACAGAATATTGCTAAGGGTAAACCGTACAGTGTGAGTAATTTTGAAAGGCTCATAACTGGGGCATTGGTCACAATGGGAAATGATAACAAGGAGGCAAAATGAGATTCGCATTTCAATCTGTAGCAAAAGACGGGCGTGAGATATGGGTTTCCTAAAAGGTAATATACCGCACAATAAAGGAATTAAGGGAGTTATGGTTATATGGAATAAGGGAACTAAGGGAATTATGAAACCTAATAAAACTTCTATTAAAAAGGGAACGAGATTATCTCCTGCTACGGAATTCAAACAAAACGATATACCATGGAATAAAGGCATGCCTGTTTCTGCTGAAACAAAAGAAAAATTATCAATAGCGCTTAAAGGAAGATCTTCATGGAATCGTATTAATTTATCTGGGAAAAAAATAGGAAGATTAAACGTTATTGAATGTGTCGGATATCATAAAACAGAGAATAAAAAAGATAAAAGATTACATTATAAATGTATATGTTCTTGTGGTAATGAAATAATAGTATTAGGAACTAACTTAACAAATGGTGGTCAAGTTAGTTGTGGTTGTTTTAGTGCAGAACAAGCAAGAGATAGGTTGATTAAACCTCATGGAGAAGCATCTTTTAATTCACATTATTATAGATATAAAAGATGGGCAAAGAAAAGAAGTATTCAATTTTCCCTATCAATCACTGAATTTAAAGATATTATCATTAAGCCTTGTTATTATTGTGGTGATTTCCCTACAGAAAGAATAAGTAAAAGAAAGCACAATGGTTATTTTATTGGGCATGGCATTGATAGGGTTAATAATGATATTGGTTATACAATAAGTAATAGCGTATCTTGTTGTAAACATTGTAATATAGCAAAATCCACCCTAAGCATAGGTGATTTTCTTACGTTAATAAAAAATATATATAGTAAACATATTTTATCAAAAGGAGGAGAATAATGCGCCATATTTTTCAATCACATTTTAAGGATGGCCAAGGACGTGTAATTTCGGGAGCAACAGTTACTGTTTATCTTACTAATACGACAACGATTGCAACTATTTACAGTTCCTTAACAGGCGGCAGTCCTGTAACGAGTGTTACTACGGCAGCCGATGGATCATTCGCTTTCTACGTCTCGGATTCGGATTTCAGTCTTAATCAAAAGTTTAAGATCACCCTTACAAAGACTGATTTCGCCACGAAGTCTTACGACAATATCACTATCTTTGCACCTGTACCAACGGCCATATATTACGTGGATGCCAATGAAACAGATCAGGGAGCGGTTGGCAACGGCTATTCCCTCAAGGACATCATAGATGCGGCAGGGTCAAACAATGTGACGATAAAGTTCAGGAACAGTTCCGGCTCTGCTACGACATCGTATACATTGACAACATCGGAGACTATACCGGCTACTTGTGCCATAGAGTTAGAGCAGGGAGCTAAGATTGTTCAGGGTGGTACGGCCACACTTACTATCAACGGCCCTGTAGTTGGCAAACCGATGCACCAGTGGCTGAGTGGGTTTGCGGCGGATACAATAGTATTTAATGGAGGAATAATATGTCCTGAGTGGTTTGGAGCTAAAGGTGATGGGGATGGCATTGGAGGAGGAACAAACGACTATATAGCGCTGCAACTCGGATTAAATATAATCAATTTACGAGTAAACGCTACAACATTAAAATTTAATAAAAGAATATATAGATGTGACTCCAAACTCACTATGATTAGTAGTGAAACTGGAGGCAACAGGCACACTAATGTACGTATTATTGAGGGCAATGGG